GAACTCGAAAATGGTTATGGCCCATATTGTAGCAAATGCAGCGGTGACCGACGAGCACATTAATGGTGCTTTACGTGACTATGTAATGGGTGATCCACGTTATGTGAATCAAGATTATATCACGACAATGGGTATTGATGTCGGTGGTGATTGCCACTATGAAATTGTACAGTACATGATTAATAAGGCTGTACCATCGACTGACATTAATTTCATGGCTAAGGCTAGAGTACTAAAGGTAGGTAAGATCAAGGAGTTTGAAGATGCAATACCTCTGATTATACACTACAAACCAGCCAAAATCGTGATTGATGACATGCCAGATACCCGCGCGGCACTCAAATTTGCGCGTCAATTCCCGCAGGGCTTAGTTTCGTTATGTCACTATGGGCAGAATGCAAATGCCCGAGAAATTTTGGATTATGGTGAACGTATTACGGTTAATCGTACTGTGTGGTTAGATCAGTCACTTGGAAGGTTCATAAATGGTTCAATTTATATCCCAAAGGACATTCCACAGGAGTATAAAAATCATGTTAAAGCGTTGGTACGTGTGTATGCAAAGGATGCAAAGGGTGAAACACAGAGCTTTTACAAGGCTGCTGGTCGCGATCATTTTGGCCACGCTCGAAATTATGCAGAAATTGCGCTCCCGTTGGCGTTCAAACGCGGGACCGCGATCATCAATATGACAGAAAAAGTGGTGTAATAACTAAGAAAAGGAGAATGAAAATGGGACGTAGAGGCGGATCAGCCGAGACCTTCAAGGAAGCGGCATCACGAATTCAAGCAGTCGAACTGCAAAACAAAGCACCGAAACCTGTAACAGCACCGATGTCAGCCGAGATCAATCGGGATGAGGGCAATAATATCAAGGAATCCGAGAAGACCGACGGACAAAACGATATCCCCGATATGTGCCCCGATGTGGCACGACAGAAGCGGATCGAAGAGTTACGTCAACAAAAACTGGCGGAACGAGCAGCCGCCGAAGACGGTGAGGATGACGAGGACGAATAATGGCTGATCAGCAACTCAAAGATAGTGTGATCTTATCTCGACACCCTTCTTACAACGATATTGAGTATCGGAAGTTTCGATTGGTGAAGAAAGGCGGTCGTACGTTCATCGAGAATTATCTCAAGAAGCATGAACGAGAAGATCCTACGGTTTTTGCGACCCGCAAAAGCATCACATATAATCCTGGGTTTGCAAAAGAGGCAGTTCTTGAAGTTGTACATGCCCTATTCTTGAGAATGCATGATGTATCGCGTGAAGGTGGTTCCAAGACTTACTTGACATGTGCAAAAGGTGAAGAAGGTGGGATTGACGGTGAAGGCAGCTCGATGACAAGTTTCATGGGTCGTAAGATCCTTGAAGAGTTGTTATTTATGGGTCGAGTAGGTGTATTTATTGATAATGCACCGATCAAAGGGCCAACTAGAGCAGATGTACAAGGACATCCTTATTGTTATATTTACAAAGCAGAGGACATTTTGAACTGGGCTGTTGATCCTAATAGGCCAGAATATTATACTGCATTGTTGCTTCGTGACACATACCCGGAAGTTGATGCCAATGGATTACCAAAAGATGTAAAACCACGGTATCGTCTTTATAAGAAGGTTGAAGATGGGGTTCAAGTTACAATATATGATGAAGCAGGTGTTGAGAAAAATGTCTTTGATGGGCCAAACGGTACAAAAGTTTCAACAAAACGTTTGAATTTGAAACATATCCCGTTTTACATGGCAGATATCGATGAGAGCTTGCTGCAAGATGCAGCAGATTACCAGATAGCACATTTGAATCTTGCAAGTTCAGATGTTTGGTATACATGGGCAGCTAATTTTATTATATACGTTGAACAATACGATCCATTTGAACAACAATTCTTAAAGAAGCGGCCAGAGCAAGCCAATGATTTTGAGCCACCTCCAGGCTTTGAAGGAACTCTCACAACAGAGGATGAAGTCATTGCAGAAACGCAAGTACAGTCCGTATTTCAAGCACAAGAGCCACGTAGACCGCAGAATGATGCCGCCGAAATTACTGTCGGCCCTTCGACGGGCCGTCGCTACCCAAAAGGCACGGAGAGACCCGCATTCATTCACCCGTCTTCGGAACCTCTCCGTGCCTCAATTGAGAAAGAAGAACAGCTCAAGTTCGAGATTCGACAATTGGTGCATTTGGCGATATCAAATATGCAAGCAAAAATGGCTTCGGCAGAATCTAAGGCAAAAGATAATGAAGGGCTAGAAGCAGGATTAGCTTTTATTGGCCTGGAGCTATATACCGCAGAGTTATTTGTGGTACGTGCATGGCACGAATATGAAGGTAAGCAGGATCTAACGAAAGTTGATTATCCTGAAGAGTATAGTTTGAAAACTGACGATGAACGGCGCAAAGATGCAGAAGAGATGCGGAAATTGCAGACAGCCGTTACATCAAGATCATTTCAGAAAAAAGTACAAAAGGACATTGTTCGTATTCTTTATGGATCAAAACTCCCAATCAAAGATCTTGATAAGTTTGATAAAGAAATTGATCAAGCCAAAGCACCAACAGCAGACCCCGAAATTCTTCAAAAAGATCATGAAGCAGGTTTTGTAAGTGATTCAACAGCCAGTCAAGCACGAGGATATGAACCAGGAGAAGCAGCAAAGGCATCCATAGATCATGCGAATCGATTAGCAAGGATCAAAGCAGCACAAAGCTCAGGACCTGATAATGCAGCAGCGCGTGGTGTACCAGACGAAGGAAGTACACCAGGAAAAGACGCAAAAGACGAGAAAAATACAAGCCAAGATCCTTATCTTGATAAGGGAGGACGTGGCAAAGCAAAGCCAGATAATTATCAACCGGAGGGTTCAGACGATGGCTAATTCATATTGTCTTCCGAGTGATGGTGATTATTATTTCCAGGGACGGTTATTTACGGAAGCCTGGGACGCTGCATCAGCTGATCGTAAAGAAGCAGCCATGCAACATGCAACCAAGATCATTGAAACATTAAGTTTTCGAGGATTGAAAGCAATATCAGATCAAGTATTAAGTTGGCCAAGAGTATTGACACAGGGTAGCGATCCAGTGACACCACAAGAAATTCGTGATGCTTGTTGCTAAATTGCATTAGCTCTTTTATCAGGGATTAACCCTGAAAACGAGTTCCGTAATGTTAGTAAAACATCACAAGATTATGGTTCCTTAAAATCATCTAAGGATACTAATTTAGTAGATCCACACTTTGCAAATGGAGTTCCGTCAATAACTGCATGGAACCTGTTATCCCCTTACCTCACGGATACTAAGCAAGGTGTAATGTTTCGAGGTAACTAACGACTCCCGAAGGAGGTAATATGTTTATAAATGCTCTGACACGTCGAAATCACATGAGACACATGCTTTTTATGGATGATGGGAATACCGGCGGCTCCGGCGGCTCAGGTGATCCCGGAACCGGTGATCCTGGTACAGGTGATCAAAAAGGAGGTGGAACCGGAGGTGGTGGCGACGACAAAACCGTATCACAAGAGATTATGAACCAGAAGATGTCTGAGCTTCGAGCAGAATCGAAAAAGAAAGAAGAAGCTTTGATGAAGAAGTTCACAGACATTCAAAATCGGTTGAATCTCAGTGAGAAAGAGAAAGAAGAGATAGCCCAATCGCTTGAGGAAACTCGGACGGCTGGCATGACACAGCAACAAAAACTTGAACATGAGCTTGATAAGACAAAGAAGAAATTGGCCGAAGAAACAGGGAAATTGACCGATGAAGCTGGTACATGGAAACAACGTTTTGAAGATCAACAGGTTACTGTGCAGATTCAATCAGCTGTCAGCGAAAACAAAGGTATTGATTCTGAACATTTCCAAGCATTGATGCGCATGTGGGGCGTCAAAGTCAAGGAAATGGTTGATGAAGATAAGCCAACGGGACAATATGAAGTACGTGTATCGTTCCCGGACGTGGATGCAAAGACCAAGAAACCGGTCACTTTGGATCTTACGGTTGGTGAAGCCGTGAAGCGTATGACAGAAATGGATAAGCATAAGAACCTTTTCCGTCACTCTCAAAGCGATGGTACTGGCCTTTTTAATGACGGGCAAGGTCCGGTAGACAAAGGAGAGCTACCTGATTTCTCAAAAATGACAGCAGAAGAATATGGTGCGTGGGCAGAAAAGAATCCTGCGCTCATAGGAGGTTAGTAAGTTATGGCGAACGACATTAATGCATTGATTCCAGAATGGTGGGCCTTTGAGAGCCTGCGCATTTTGAATGCAAATCTTGTGATCGCGAATCTTGTGAATCGCGACTATGACGGCTTCTTCGCCCGTGGCGGGGATGTAGTCAATATTAATCGGACCGGTACGTTCGAGTCCAAGCGGAAACAAAAGGGTAGCCCGATTGTCATTCAGGATGCAATCGTCGAAGGCGATACGGTCAAGCTCAATCAGCACCTACACGTGTCTTTTGAGCTGGATGATCGTGATATTCAGTCGGCATTCCCGGAACTCCGCGAACGTTTCATGGTTCCGGCAGCCCGCGCAATCGCGGAAGGCATCGATTTGATCCTGATGGGTGAAGCATACAATTTCCTCGGCACGACCGCCGGGGCGATTGGTACGCCCGTCGGTGATGCGGCTCTGCGTGATTTGAATGAGAAGTTCACGCGCAACTTCATTCCTCGCGACGAACGCAAGCTCATCATTGGGCCGTCGACCGAGAATGACATGCTTGGCATCGATGTATTCAACGACACCGCGTCGCGCTCCAATGATCCTGTCTTGAATGGTTGGATCGGTCGCGCTCGTAGTTTCGATGTGTACGTCGCAAATCAGGCTTCGGAAGTGGCAGCTCCCGGTATCTTGACGGATGCCACCGAGTTCACCGTTACCGCTGCACAATCCAAGGGCGCGACCAGTTTGGCCTTGTCCACGGGTGGTACAGATGACATCTCCGTCGGATCGTTTGTGACCATCGCAGGCGATGCGCATCCGCAATTGGTGACAGGTGTTACCGGTGCGGCCCCGACGACCGACATCGAGATTTGGCCGGGGTTGCAGAGCGCAACCGAAGCAGGTGCCGTTGTTACCACGATCACGTCCTATTTGACAGGTAATGCCTCGACGTTACCGGTCAATTACTCCGGCGATATCGCAATTGCTGGTGTGACGGGCCTGACAGCCCTCAAGATTGGCCAAGGTGTGTACCTCGCAGGTAATATGTATATGATTACCGGCCTTACGGATGATGGCGCAAACATCACGGCGATCACGTTGAACCGCCCGTTGGATGCCGCCGTTGTAACCGGTTCGGTCCTTGGTCCGTGTCCTCCGGCCAATTACAATCTGGGAATGATTAAGGATGCGCTTACCTTGGTCAATCGTCCGATGCGTCCCGCCGATCAGGGTTCTGGCGTGAATTCGGCTCTCGCAGCCGCAGGCAACATTGCGCTGCGTGTCACCATCGGCTATAACATGAGCATTATGAAGTACGTCATCACGCTTGACACGCTTTGTGGTGTGAAGACCCTCAATCAAGACATGGGCGGCGTTTTGATCGCGTAAAGGAGGTGCATCGTGAAGAAATGGTTTGTAGTATTAATGTTAGGTTTGATGGTCGCAGGACCAGCTTTTGCTCAGGCTCTTGCGGTCGCTACAAACCCTACAAGCGGCACCTACGCGTATGCTGATGGTGGGTCGTTCACCTTTGATGCAACTGCATCTGGTGGAACGGCCCCGTACACCTATAAGTGGGCGAAGGATGGCACCGCAAACTATATAAGCGGTGCCACCACGTCCATTTTAACGATTGATCCTCTTGATACCGATGATGCTGGTACATATTATGCAGAAGTAACAGATGATGTTTCAGCGGTAATTACATCTGATCCTATTGAGGCTCAGATTATGACGCTGGCTACGACTCCTGCAAGTGGAACACACGATTACCAGGCAGGATCATCTTTTACCTTTAGTGTAGTAGCAACGGATGGTATTACACCTTACACATATCAGTGGATGAAAGATGGGACAGCAACCGCAATTGCAGGAGCAACAACTTCTGTATTGACGATCGACCCGTTGGATGCTGCTGATGCAGGCACTTATTACGTCAATGTGGAAGATGACGTAAGTGCCGTACTCTTGTCAGATCCAATTGTAGCTACCATTTCAATGACTGCGACTATTGCGGCAGATGAAGTCACACCAGTAGGCATGACGTTGGATAGTGGAACGACAACGATATATGAGACTACGACATATGAGATCACCGATGCAACGACCAATACATTTTTGTATGTAAGTGTAACGGGCGATGCGATCAAGTTGAGTTTTGTATGGAATCAATCGAGTCGGGTTACAAAGAAGATTTGGTTTGCAAACTATCAGATACCTGTAGCAGCCGGTGATTGGATCTTGGGGCCATTTCCTAAGGATATGCTTGATGCGGATAAGAGCATCAAGTTCACCAAGACCTCATCCGGCACGGACACCACTGTCGTCAAGCCGATGGTTGCAGGGAGATAATGAGTTATGGCCTATACTCCACTAGAAGTTCAAAAGGCTTCATTCGCTGGAGTCTATACTCTGGCGGGTGGAGTATTAGTGCCAAACTCTTTAGTTTGGACAGAGATAACAAACTTTAACATACCTTTATATTTTGACTTTGTGAATAAAACAGGACGAACAGTAATTGTAGCAAACAATGAAACCAGTGAGCCAGTGTCAATAATTAATGAAGTTAACGCAACGATCTATAATATTCCATTTCCTATGGGTGTATCAGATTCTCTCACTGTAGTACCCCCAAATAGTTGGTGGAATATCGTTGGACCGTTTTCAAATTACTTCAATTTTGATGACCGAGCACGATTCATCATTTCACCAGCAGGGTTTCCACCTCCTACAGGCTCATTAAAGTTGGCTGTAGTATGTGTACCAGCGGAAGGAGGATAACTAGATGGCTTTAATTGTGATACCTCATCAGTATTGCTCCTTTGATGGTATCTTTACGGAACCAGGTGGTATCTTTACTCCTGGTGCGCTGGACTTGTCAAGACACCCAGTTGAAATACCTGATCGTGATACATTTGTGAATGTCCCCAATAGGCTTATTTTAGTTGTCAGAAATCGTTCATTAACAGGAACTCTTAGTTATACTTTTTACGGATCACAAGCAAAAGTTATAGACCCACCTTATTGGCATGTGACAACAGATGGACAACAACATTTTGTTGTACCACCAAATATGTGGGGAATCTTTGGACCGTTTTCAGAAAATTTTGATCTTAAAGATCAGTGTTCGTTAACTTTTGGTGGCACAGCGGCACGAACAGATATTGATGTAGCCGCAGTAATATTACCAGAGTAACTATAAAGGAGAGCCAAAATGGCACGTACAGATTTTACAAATGGCGTACAACTTGCCTCGTTCAAGGGTATTTATACCGAACCAGGTGGCGTCTTTACGCCTGGACCATTGTTATGGGAAAACCCCGATGCGGTTAATGGCAATAAGTTTGCCAATGTTCGTGGGAAGTGTCTCATTGTGGTTCAAAACACAGATGACACCGACGATCTTACGATCACGATGGATGCGACCACCGTGGTCCCGGAGACGCCGGATGGACTACCGGTACAAGATCCAACGATCGTTATTGGTCCCGGTGAAGCCAATTTGATTGGACCATTTACGGGCAATTTCGAGTCCGATGGAGAAGTCGGTCTTGATTATACGCTCGGTGGTGCATTGTTGGCAACCGAGATTAACATCGCGGTCATCCAACTACCGTAAATAAAGGAGAAAGGAGGTAACAAATGGAAGCAGCTTTCTTAGCAGTTTTGAAAGAAGCCGGTCCGTTTGTTGCTATTTTTGGCTTCTTTGTATGGCGGGATTTCAAACGTGAGCAATCGTTAGGTGCTGTTAT